TAATTAATTATGGAAATACATCCTTTTTGTAAAAAGTGCTTGGAATCACACCCACATTGGAAACTAGTTAAAGACAAAGTTTTCCTATTAAACGACGCTGGAAGACCATCTATTCCGGTGTGTAGTTTAATAAAAAATAACTTTGAAGTTCCCAAAGGAATGGAGAGTGAGTTCAAAGAAGAAGACTTAAGAATGATAGATCTTCTTTCAAGTTCTACTCTCTGGGCAGAGGCTGAGTTTGCTTGGGAAGCACGATGGTACCAAGACTTGATGCTCAAGTGCAGTGCTTTTAGAAAGGTAAACAGGATAGGAAGACGTGCTGGTAAGACAGAGACTCTATGTGTTAAGATGATGCACTATGCATACACAAACGAATACACAACATCTTTAGTTATAGCGCCTTACAAGAACCAAGTAGGGTTAATATTTGATAGGCTTGAGTATTTCTTATCAACTAGTCCTGGCATAAAGGCTTCCATAAAAAGAAATACAAAGAACCCATACAGAGTAGAGTTACATAATGGATCAAAGATAATGGGGTTCACTTCCGGAACAAGAACCGGAGCTAAGTCAACTGGTATTCGTGGTCAGGACGCACACGCTATATTCCTTGATGAGGCAGATTTTCTTGGAAGCAGTGACTTTGAAGTTATCTTAGCTATCTTAGCTTCGAGACCAGACTGTTACCTATGGGCGTCGTCCACCCCTATAGGAAAGAGAGAGATGTACTGGAGATGGTGTACTGATAAGTCTCTTGGCTTTAAAGAGTTTCATTACCCATCTAGCGTTAGCCCAGCATGGACAAAAGAAACAGAAATTCTTGAAAGATCTATGTATTCTGATCAGGGATATAATCATGAATTTGAAGCTAACTTTGGTGAAGAAGCAGAAGGTGTTTTCCTTAATAAACATATAGACACAGCACTTTCAAAGTTTAAATTGGGGAAGATAAGAAGGAACGACAAATCACTCTATACTATGGGTGTTGATTGGAATACTTCTGAAAAAGGCACCCACATAATAGTAACGGAGTGGAATCAAGAACTTAATGATGGGAATGGATCTTACAGGCCTGTAGAAAAAATTATAATAGGCCAGACAGAATTTACTCAGACACTGGCATGCGAAGAGATTATAAAGTTAAACAGTAAATGGAATCCATCTGCAATATATGTTGATCAGGGGTTTGGGTATGCTCAGATAGAAATGCTTCATAAGTATGGATTGAAACATCCAGATACAAGGTTAGTTCAAAGAGTCAAAGGTATAAATTTTGGGGACAGGATTGAAATTAGAGATCCAGCAACAAGACAGAAAATAAAGAAGCACATAAAGCCTTTCATGGTAAACCTTTGCGTAAAGAGGCTAGAAGATGGATATATAATGCTTCCGGATGAAGAAGACGTAAAACATGGTCTTGTTGGACAAATGAGAGATTATACCGTTATAAGAAGATCTGCAATGGGGCAGCCAATATTTTCAGATGATGATGACCACTCTCTTGTGGCTTTCATGCTTTCTATTTATGCCGCTACGATGGAACACAGCGATATGGTCAGGTTAAACGTAGTGCCACATGTTGCCGTAGCTGGAAGATTCGGGGAAAAGAAAGACAAAGATTTTATTTTAAATAGAAAAAAGATAGAAGCTAGCAAGAAAGAGGGAGTAAGTATAGTTCCTAGATGGAGCGAATCAAAGTATTTATTTAAAGATACAACCCTTAACAAAACATTAGATCTTCAAAAGAGAAAACAACAATTTGGAAGCAAAAGAGCTAAGACTATAAAGGAACTTAAAAGATTTAGACAATCAACCGGGAATAAGAGCAGGACAAAATTTTAGTTTGCTGCCACCCCAACTCAACCCATCAGAGGTTGAGTCCCAAAAACCTTTAAAGGGATTTGCTAGTGGTTGATCCCCGTCGACCACTAGTGGATTAGGGCTAGGAGAATAATGTCGTTAAGTAAAGAAGATAGCGGAAGAATAGGATACAAGCCAGATATTGAGTGGCATCTCGAAAGGATGTACGCTATAGCTACAGGCACAGAAGACCAGGGGAAAAAATACAAGCCTTCTGACGAAAAGATAGATCCTATGGGTTTGCTTAATAAGTACAGAGACCTAAATAAAAAGGCAGAAAAATTAGACGGGGCTATAGACGCGCTTAGTGCGGCAGAGAAAATACCAATAGATATCGTTAGACAACCAAGAGTTAGCTCTGCTGCTAAAGCTCTTGATTCATCTAGCAATGGGGAATACATATCTTACGAATTATATAAGAATCTTTCTCTTCAGGAAGAAAATGGGGCAAAGGCTCTTTCTTTAGACTGGGTTTTATCTAATCGGACAGATGATGTACATGCTAACTCAGATCTCATAAGACTCAGATATGGTGCTGGCGCAAATGAAGACTCAGAAGGTAGCGAAATTAAAAATGATATTCTAGATGAGATAGGGTCCTTGGCAGGACTAGAAACGTATAGAAAACAAATTCTTGATTTTTCTAACTCATTTTTAATTAACTCCAGAAAATCTGAATATATACCTTGGAACTTTAAGTCTGACGTGAGAAGAAAGCTAGTAGAATATGACGACATAGATATGTTCTTATCTCAGTACACAGATCTTACTAGAGGTCTTTCAGAGTCCGTGGAATTAATACCAAGCTCACCACTTGAACTTGCTAGAGATTTGTTTGATGCCTTTGATGGAAAAGCTGATACTGACAATAATTTCTTTGATAAAATAAATGATGTTCTTGGTTTCAATTATACCGCAGATTTAGTTTGTTGTCTTTCGGGGTGGGCGAGTGGATTAGATTTAAAAACATTAAAAGCTCTAAGAATGATATTGTCTATTATTGGGAATGGAATGAGTATAGACTTTGGAGAACTTTTAAACGGACTTATAAGTATAATAAATAATATATTTAAAAGTGTGGTTGGATCAGCAATACTAGGATTAATAGATGAGGTTTTTCAGTTAATAACAAATCCTATAAGAAATTGGTTAAATACGGACGATGAGAAGTGGAAGATGATTTTCCTATGTACGCCGATAGATGAGCTAGTAAATACATACATACTTGGTGGTATCGCATATTTAGAAAAAATGCTTATAGACAAGATAAGTGATTATTTGACCATGTTAGAGATTGACGTTCATTTCGAAGAATGCAAAGTCACTCTTATGGAAAAAACAAAAAAGTTAGACATGATGATAAAGATCATAGATATGATAATAGAGATATTAGGATTGCTTGCTTATTGTGGCCTTGAGGCTGATAAGACCAGGGTGGTGGATGAGATTTCAAGAAATATTCAGAACATAGAAATATCTCCGAACTGGAATCATGTGTATCCAAGAGAAGATAATCCGAACAAATACAATAGCTTTACTAGAGATATAGTTACTGTTGAACAGATAACTAATCCGGATACAGGAGCACAGGAAGTAGTAGAAAGAACTGAAACTGTTTTTGTAGATGAAATATCCACAGATAAAATATATCTTACCAAAGCAAAAATAGATTCATGCCTAAACAAGGTTGGCGATGAAACTGTTTTTTCTGTTCAACAATGGATGGAAGATTTAAGGTCTAATTCCACGGAGGAAATTAATGTTTAACCTATTAAACCCGAAGAAAACCATGCAGGACAAACCCAAGAAAAAACAATCAGTCCTAAAACCTGGTAGAATTAAAAAAATAGGGTACCCAGGTAATGTGTATAACGTGAGTCCATCTTACGGAAATCTTGCTATAGGAAAAAGAGGTGTATTCCAGAAGTCTGAATACGACCTTGGTGAAGTAGCGAGAGTAACAGACATAGAAGCTTATGTGAGACAAGCGTTTAATAAACACGTTGAGTTATGTCTCAAGGAAGGGTATCAAATAAAATCGAGAAACCCTGAAGCTACTATGTATATAAAGAGAAGGTTAAGAGAAATAGGGGAATCTACGGGAAGAACATTTGAATCTCTATTAAGAGGGGTCATTTCAAATATGGTTTCTTTTTCTAACTGTTTTGTTGTTAAGGTGAGAGATAAATTAGCATCAAGCGGAGAATACAGGTTAGACCACAAAGGGGAAAGACTAGCTCCAGTAGCGGGGTACTTTATACTAGATCCCACAACTATGGAGATAAAAAGAAATTTACATGGAAGAGTTTTTGGATACTTACAGAGGATGCCTGGTGCGGGCGTATATCCTAAGTTTAAGCCCTACGACATGGTCCACATGTTTTATAATAGGAAAGAAGGCTTTGCTTTTGGTACTCCTTATGTAATACCAGTCCTAGATGACATAAGGTCTCTTAGAAGAATGGAAGAAAATATAGAGATGCTTACAATAGCTCATCTATATCCATTATATCAATATATAGTAGGAACAGAAGATCACCCAGCAGAGGTATACGAAGACGGAACAACAGAGGTTGATTTAATAAAAGATGAAATTGAAAACATGCCCACAGAGGGAAGTATAGTTACTCCAGAGAGGCATACAATAAAGGTTTTAGGGGCGGACGGAAAAGCATTAGTAATAGACCCATATTTAAAACATTTTGAAGCTAGAGTTTTGGCGGGGCTAGGTATATCAGAAATAGCTTTAGGAAGAGGTGGAACGGCCAACAGAAGCACAGCATCTGTAATAGATAAGGGTATGCAGGATAGATGTAAGGATTTTCAAGACGTTACAGAGAGTTTTGTAAACGAGTTTATGATTAAAGAGCTCTTACTTGAAGGCGGATTTAAAATAGACGAA